ATTTACCAATTAAGTATTGACAATGGCTAAAAAATCAGTAAAACTATACACAGATAATGTTTTGGAAGAGTTCTATTTGAATCTTGCAAATGGGACTGTTAATAATTTACACATACCTCATAGTGATGTATTCTACGTAAGAGAAGCTGTACAGAACCACTATGGGAGGCCTTTTACGTTAGAGCATGTTGAGTGGGCTATGCGTATGGAAGGCTGGACAGATGGATCAGAAGAAGAATGAGTATTACGTATAGAGGAGAAACCTTCGCAGGTTATAATAAACCTAAGCGTACCCCTAAACATCCTAAGAAGTCACACGCAGTTCTAGCTAAGAAGGGTGACACAATTAAACTAATTCGTTTTGGACAACAAGGCGTGAAGGGGGCAGGTAAGAACCCTACATCAGCTAAAGATAAAGCACGTAAAAAATCTTACTATGCAAGACACAATGCACAAGACTCAAGCCCAGACATTTTATCTGCTCGGTACTGGAGTCATAAAGTTAAATGGTAAATAGGAGAGATACCAATGGCGAAAGCACCTAAAGTAAATCTTCCAGTTTCGGGCATTACAGGCAGAGCAACAACAATGACTGCTAAAAGCCTTATTGCAGTGAAGTTGGATTTAGAAAAAAAGATTCGTAGATTGATGGCAGCTAAAAAGCTGTCAGCGAAACAAAAAGAAACACTAGCTGGCTATCGTACACAGCTTAAAGATGTTAAAGCTGAACTAGGTTCGGAAGCATCTGCAGCAGGTCGTTCACTAGATCAAGCAGCAGCTAACAAGAAGACGTTTAAGGGCTACAATCCATCTAAAGACCCTATGGCTGAAAAGGAACGTGCTGCACCTCGTAAGTCAGACATGACAAAAGCAGAAATTCAAGCGGCTGTTAAAGCTGAAGATGAAGCAATGGCAGCGGCACGTAAGAAAGCAAAAGAAGGCCGTGCTAAAGGCGGTGTTATGGGATTCAACATGGGTGGTATGCCATCACGTAAAGGTTCTTATGATTATCGCAAGGGAGGCATGTTTAAGTAATGGTAAATCCAATAAGCGCAACACGAGCAGCACGAACAGCACGAAGAGTAAAAAAGATAGATAAAAAACCATCCACACCAGCACAACGTGCATTTGGTGGTGGTCGCCGCATTGGTACACGTACAGGTCGTGTAGAAGGTGCAGCAGTAGGTACAGCAGCTACAGGTATTACAATGGCTGCACTATCTAATATGTCACTACAAGAACTACGTGCAGCTAAGCGTAAGGCTGAGTCAGAGGCACAAAGAGCTAAGATTCAAGCTGCTATTGAGAAAGAGCTACGTAAGCTGGCAAGCACAGGCAACATGAAGGGTGGTAACACTCGTGGTACTTCACCTAAGCCTCGCCTACGCCCACAAGAAAAATCCAAGGGTGGCGCAGTTAAAAAGACTAAGATGAAGTCTGGCGGCTACGCTAAGACGAAAAAGAAGTAATACTGTGTGGATTGGTATATTGCTAGTCTGTTTTGATCCTATGGCATTGTCCTGTAAGATCATAGCTAAACCTGAACCCTTCTATAGTGAAGAGTCTTGTTTGAAGGAAGCTGAACGGGTAGCAACTACTATAAGACAGGGGGGTGCTTATGCTACCCCTCATTGCCACAAAGTAGAAGGAAACTCCGCATGAAAAACTTTAAACCATGTAAAGAATGCACTAGCCCAGCTAACTGTAGTGCAAACAAGAAGTGTCAAAACGCAGGTAAGTAATGGTAGATATTGCCTTTAAGACTGTATCTGAAAGTAAAACTATTACCGCTACCTCTGCTGGGTCTAGCGGTGATGTTTTATATACGTGTCCTAATAACCACGATGCAGTTATTGAATATCTTTGTTCATCAAACGGCGGTACTTCTAGTCAAAAAATTACTATTGAGTTTTACCATGCAGATGATGCTACATATCACCAGTTAGCCAAAGAACATTCTGTATCTGGTAACAATAGCTATCACTTAATTACATCTAATCGTTTTTATCTACACGCAGGTGACAAGATTGTTTGCTCCAAAGATGGTGGCACATTTGATGTTACTATCTCAGTTCGAGAGATGTACAATCCTAACAGAGCATAGCGGGTATGCAAAAAGACTTAGTACTAATAGGTCAACAAACATGATATAACTATCTCCTGTAAGTCACAGTAGTGGCTATTGTACAAAGGAGATAAACATGTTACAATTTTTAAAACGAGCATTAGCAGCACTAATTAAAGCACGTCAAGCTGAAGCGAATCGTCGTATTGCTATGATGCAACTAAGTCGAATGTCAGATCGTGAGTTAAACGATATTGGTATTGGAAGAGCAGATATTCGGAGAGTAGTATACGATGAGAGCACCTCGGAAATCCCCCAAGCCCAAAAAGAAGAAAAAGAGTACCGTAAATTCGGCTGGAAACTACACAAAACCAGCGTTGCGTGAACGTCTGTTTAAAAAGATTAAAGCAGGTACTCGTGGTGGTAAAGCTGGGCAGTGGTCTGCACGTAAAGCCCAGCTACTTGCCAAAGAATATAAAGCTGCAGGTGGTGGATACAAAACATGAGTTTAAAAGGACCACAGAAAAGTCTTAACAAGTGGACACGGCAGCAGTGGGGAACCAAAAGTGGAAAGCCTAGTGCTGAGACTGGTGAACGGTATCTACCTGCTAAGGCTATTAAGTCTCTTAGCAGTAGTGAGTATGCAGCTACCACTAGAGCAAAACGACAAGGCACTGCGGCAGGTAAGCAGCATGTGGCTCAACCTAAAAACATTGCAAAGAAAACCGCTAGGTTTCGGAGGACTTAATGGCTGAAGCAACTAAAACATTTCTTGATGATTGGAAAGTACTACCTCGTCTAATGATGCTAGTAGTAACTATTCTTACATACAAATCTGTGTTTTGGTTTATGGCCTTGCCTGACCCTAGCAATGCACAAGCTGGTCTAGTATCAGTTTGTATGGGGGCATTAACAGGATGTTTCGGTATTTGGGTAAACGGTGAGAATAAGAAGAGTGGTACGTCTTCCTCTAAAGATACTAGGTAGCCTATGTTTGATCCTATTATTATCTAGTTGTGGATTAACTAGCCTACCCTTTTTTGGAGGTGGCGGCGGCCCAACTGTAAACTCAAATGCTCAGTTAGGCAAAGAAAATACGCAACAAGTTGTAGCTCAACAAACTACACAAGATGCTGGAAGAGACATCGTAACTGAAACAAAAGAAGTTGAAGCTAAGTCTATAGAAGATTTAACTATTAAAAATACTAACATCCCAGTATGGGTTATGGTTCTTTTGCTTTTAGGATGGTTACTACCAACTCCAACCCAAATGGGACAAGGCATATACACACTGCTGACCCTACCGTTTAAAAATAGGAAAGATGATGGCGTTCAAACTAAGCAATAGATCACTAAAGAAACTTGAGGGTGTCCACCCTGATATGGTAGCAACAGTTAAACGTGCTATCGAACTGACTAATGTCGATTTTGGAGTGACGTATGGAGTCAGAACTTTAGCAGAGCAAAAGAAACTGTATGAGTCTGGACGATCACAAACAATGAAGTCAAAACATTTGATTCAAGGAGATGGCTACTCACATGCCGTAGACCTTGTAGCTTATGATGGCTCAGATGTAATTTGGGAAATTAATGTTTACGATAATATTGCTGACGCTATGTCAGCAGCCGCTATGGAAGTTGGATGTGCAATTAAATGGGGCGCAGCTTGGTCAGTCGGAAATATCGCTCGTTATGATGGTACAATGGAAGATGCTATGAACGAGTATATTGACCTACGTCGATCACAATCCCGTAGACCATTTATTGATGGCCCACATTTTGAATTGATGGTATAATAAGGAAGTATTATGGCTCGTGAGTTAACTGAACAACAACAAAAGTTTTTAGCTGTCCTCTTTGACGAGGCAGGAGGAGATGTTCTTACAGCTAAGAAACTCGCTGGCTATTCGGACACAACAACTACAACCCAAGTTGTTAAAAGCCTTAAAGAAGAAATCATTGATGCTACACAAATGTTCATGTCACGTAATGCACCTAAAGCTGCAATGGCTATGGTTGGTGCTTTGTATGACCCAACTGAACTAGGTATTCGTGATAAAATGCAAGCTGCTAAAGAACTACTTGATCGTACAGGTCTAGTTAAAACTGAGAAGATGCAAGTAGAAGCTAAGGGTGGCGTTATGCTTATGCCTCCTAAACAAATGGATGATGATGACTAAACCATTAAAACAATGGAAGTTACCCCAACCAACTGACGTAAAAGAAAACAATGAGTGGGTTCCAATCCCACGTATATCACGTACCATACCCTTTGGGTACGACATAGACCCCGACGATCCAGACGTACTGTTGCCCAACGAATACCAATTAGATATGCTAGAGAAAGCACAGCAGTATCTAAAACAGTATTCGTATCGTGAGGTAGCCAATTGGCTTACACGAAATACAGGTAGGGAAATATCCCACGTAGGTTTGAAGAAGCGGTTAGATAATGAGCGAAGAAGAAAAAACAAAGCTGGAAGCCTACGCAGATGGGCAGACTATGCGAAAAAGGCAATCGCCAAAGCGGAGGAACTCGAAGCCAAACGCCTCGGTGCAAAAGCGCAAAACAGCAACCAAGAAGACTCAACAACAGCAGAAGCCTAGTGCACCAGCTATTGCTACTACAGTGGAAGAGATTCCGATTGAGCAGCAACACAATGT